ACGCAACGAGCTGGACTTCGCCCTGCTGCTGGCCGCGTGCAACCTGAAACGGAGCCTGAGCCTGAGATAGAGAAGACCGGCGGCAGCGGGCGGTCGCAACGGCGGTCGCGGAAAGGGCGGGCCTCCCGGGGCGAACGCCCATCGCCCGAAACCCGCGCGAGCGCAAGAATGCACCCGATGTCGCCCGTGAGAGGCCAAAGTTCAGAGATTCCCGTCGGCGATCTCGTCGATGTGTGATCGACTGCCTAGCAGCGCGCGCCCCAGTGCCTCCGAGATGTCCGAGTCGATCGCCTTCGCAACGGAAACGATCGCCGCACCCAGCGCATCCGGCGTGGGCTTCATGTACGCCTGCGCGAACATCTCGAGTGCGGCGGAGTCGAGTTGCTCGTAGAGGGTGTTGGCGATTTCCTGTTTGGTCTCAACGTCGCTGGTGATCGGATTGCGGACGATGTCGTTGTATACGGGGTCGAGAAACGTCTCGACGATCTTGCCCGCCACGCAGTACCTCTTCTCGGCGATCAAGTAGAGCGGGACGCAGTGGAGGCGTCCGAGCGTCCGGAAGAGTTGAGCTCCGGCCCGCTTTGTCCGATCATTCCGGAGGATGGAGTTGGTCTTCAGTTCCTGCAGTTGGGGGAACTGCTCCCGTCGGAAATTCTCAATGGCGACGTTCACTTCGACCACACGGTCGTCAGGAACGAGCCAGCCGGCTAGCACATAGAACGGCTGCGCCTGGTCGAGGTAGTTTGGCCCAGAGTTGCCGGACTCGTCGCAGTAGACGTCTGCTCCGTCCGGACGGGTCAGTTGCTCGGGCACGAACAAGCCATCAGCTCTTTGGATGAAGCCGTCGGGCATTGTGCTAGTCTCGGTTCGCCGCAGGGGTCGATGAGCCGCCGGACGGGGGCCAACTCGCCCCATTCGGAAACCTGCACCACTGCCGGGCAAGTCTACGACCTCCCCCAATCCAAACGGGCCAGCCGGTTCAGTCTGCTGGCGGATCAAACCGCCTATACTTGCCCACAAGTAGAGACGCTTTGATCCATGCCTAGACGCCGCACCAATCCGGCAGTGCCTACGAGCGAACGCACGCGACGCCTGTTCGAAGCGGCGGGCGGTACCCTTCGCGCAGGTCAGGCCCGGGCCGCAGGCGTCCACCCCAGGACGCTGGCCGCGATGGTCGATGCCGGGGTGCTCGTCCGAATAAGCCGAGGGGTGTATCAGCTTGCCGAGATCAGCCCGACTTCGGACCCTGATCTCGCCGTCGTGGCCGTCAAAGCTCCGACTGCCGTGGTGTGCCTCATCTCTGCACTCGCCTTCCACGGGCTGACCACCCAGATCCCACACCGCGTTGACCTCGCCCTGCCCCCGGGCGCCCGCACTCCCAAGCTGGACCATCCACCTGTCCAGGTGTACCGCTTCGGCGGTCGCTCAATGACCGAGGGCGTTGAGGAGCACGACCTGGGCGGCACAACCGTTCGCATCTTCAGTCCGCCGAAGAGCGTCGCGGACTGCTTCAAGTTCCGGAACAAGATCGGGCTCGACGTCGCTGTCGAAGCACTGCGCATGTGCCTGCGCGAACGCCGGGCGTCCGCCGCTGACATCATGCGATATGCGGAGATCGACCGCGTAACCAAGGTTCTGCGTCCGTACATCGAGGCCGTGCTGTGAGCCCTGACAGGCCGAAGAACATGGCTGCGTCGGTGCATCAGCGGCTCAAGAACGTCGCGGCCAGTTCGGGCCAGAGTTTCAACGACCTGCTCCAGCATTACGCGCTCGAACGGTTCCTCTATCGACTGTCGGTGTCACCCCACGCGGAGAGCTTCATCCTGAAGGGAGCGCTTCTCCTCCGAGTCTGGCGGATCGCTGCCATCCGTCCGACGCGTGACATTGACCTGCTGGGCCGAACCGCCAATGACGCCGGCAACATCTCGAGGATCATGCGCGATGTATGCCAGATGGCGGTTGACGACGACGGGCTCACATTCGACGCGTTCACCGTCCGCGCCGAGCAGATCGCCGACGACGCGGAATACGAGGGTGTCCGCGTTCTCTTCGACGGGCGGCTCGGTAACGCCCGGATCCGGATGCAGGTCGACGTCGGCTTCGGCGACCGAATCACTCCCTCACCCGAAGACATCGAGTACCCGTCTGTGCTTGGCATGGATCCTCCTCGTCTCCGCGGGTATCCACCCGAGACGTCGATTGCCGAGAAGCTCCACGTCATGCTGCATCGCGGGATGCTCAACAGCCGCATGAAGGACTACTTTGATATCTGGTCACTTTCCCGGTCCAGGTCGTTCAACGGCCAGACCCTCGCCGAGGCGATCATCGCCACGTGCAGGCAGCGGAACGCCCCCGTCGAGTCCGAGCCGGTGGCACTCGGAGATCAGGCGTTTGCCGATCCGCAGAACGCGGCGCAGTGGATCGCGTTTGTGCGCCGGCTCAAGGGAGCAGATGCTCCGCGAACATTTGAGGAGGTTGGAGCGGCCGTCGCGATGTTCCTCGGCCCGCCGCTCGGAGCGATCGCTCGCGGGGAGACGTTCGACCAGGCGTGGACGCCGCCTGGTCCATGGCTGGAGCATTGAGACGACGCAGACAGTCCTGTTGGATGGAGGAACCGTCCGGTGACAGAGAGCCGTGAAACCCGACTGCCAGCCCTCGGTGTGATCCGCTTCAACTGGCGAGGACTCCTGCAGACACACGAGTTGACGCCGCCTCCCATCGGGATTCATCGGGTGAAAGGAATCGATCCTGATGCCGCTCCGCGGGCCGCACGTGAGGCAACACTGAACTGGATGCTGGGTGGAGAGACCGCGGCGCTGTCGCCGGAACACTTCGACGGTAAAGAGTTCCAATACCAGGGAGCCAATACGCTGATTGAAGCGGGCTCATGGCCCACGCGCAGCGAGGGATGGCACGACTCGTTTCTCTGGGCCGCGCGCCTGACCCGACGAGATTCAAGCAATCCGGATGCCGTGGAGCGAGTGGACGTCGCGCTCGACGCTCCTCGGTGCTACCACGTCGATGACCAGCCACCGCAGATCGCGGTGCGTGTGACCGCTAGCGATGGCTCCTATCTCTGGCCACCGCGGCTCTGGCCTCCGATTCCTCTCATGCGCGCCTTGGCGACGTCACCGGGGCTCTCGGAGAGTGGCGTAGGTCCAGCCGACACCAGGGTAGCCGTTGGCACGGGCCCTTGGGCTCTGCGAGACCGCGCGGACGTCGATTCACTCTTCGCGTTCCTCATTCGGCCAGATCGGCTCCCGCTTGTCGTGTTGACCCGACCCGAGGCCCGCCGCCCTGGGGCGCCAGAGTCCGACTATCTGATCGATCCTCAGTCGTTGGCCGAACAGGCATGTGGGCTCGCCCACGTTGTCGCGATGCCTCCCGATGCAACGCGGCGATGGACCGAACTCGTCGGACGCGAACTCACCGTGTTTTGGGGCGCCATCGCGATTTACCAGCCGATCGCGGCATCGATCGAGGATGAGGATCCACGACGCCACCGTCGATGGCTAGCGGAGCACGTCCTGCAGTTCGAATACGGTCCGAAGCGTGGAACGCCCGCGTTCACAGACCATCTACTTGATGAACTCGGCACTGCCGCCGCTCGTCGCTGGCATCGCACTGTTGGGTATCCACTCTTCTTCTACGACTACATCGAATCGTGCCGTTTCAATGCCCGACAGCGCGAAGCGGTGCAGCGGCTACGCGAGGATGCGAGCCCCGGGCAGGGTGACGCGCAGTCGGCGGTCGTCTCCACCGATGAGCTCGAAGCTCGGCTTACGGCTGCTGAGCGTGAAGTGGCTGACTGGCAGCAGTTGGCCGAGGAATTCGAGCGCGAAGCACGCCAGGCTCGCGAGGACTACATCCTCGTCGCCAACCAGCTCGCCCTTGGCGAGCAGCGCATGAAGGACGACGGGGGCAGGTCGATCTCGGCCGAGTCAGCGATGCCGGCGACGCTCAGCGGGCTGCGTGAATGGGCGGAGAAATGGCTGCCGCACAAGCTTGTGTTGCATCCGCGAGCCATCCGCTCTGCCGAGGAGTCCCCATGCGAATGGCCAGACGTTGTCTACCAATGCCTCCTCGTTCTCGCCAAGGACTACCGAGACATGAAGCTGAGCGTCGAAGGAGCGAAAGCGCGGTATGAAGATCGGCTTGCCTCTCTCGGGGTGCAGGACGAGTTCACGATCAGCGACACTGGAGCCGGGCAGGAGGGCGAAGCGTACTTCGTCGCGTGGCCCCTCGGTGGCTCGAAGAAGCGCAAGCTCGAACGGCATCTGAAGAAGGGCAATGATCGCTCCGGCCGACGGCTGCTTCGCATCTACTTTTTCTGGGATGACGGCACTCAGCGAGTAATCGTCGGGTATCTGCCTGGGCACCTCCCCACGCGGATCAGCTGATCCGTTCAGCGAGAATCGAACCCGGGGGACCGGCGGCGGCGAGCAGCAGTTCCACAACCTGCATAGGTAGCCAGTGGCAGCCCCGCGCGACACCTGCGCGTGTCGTGCAGTACACGGGCGGCGAGGGCCATCGATGCCGGAAGAGCTGGAACAAGCCATCAAGGACAACGCTGCCGGGCCGGCCAAGGCGTCGTTTGACGGCCAGTCGGTCGAGCAGCACGCGCTGCGCGACCAGATCGAGGCCGACCGCTACCTGTCCGGCAAGGAGGCCACGCGGAAGAAGGGTCTGGGGGTCAAGTTCGTCAAGCTCGAACCTCCGGGGGCAGTGTGATCGTGCTGAGCCGTCTGCTCCCATCCCGGCGCAGCAAGCCCGTTGAGGCGGCGCGGTCTCGAACGCTCGTGCCCGTGGTCCGCGCGAAGTTCGACTCGGCGCAGACCACGCCGGACAACCGGCGCCACTGGGCCCAGGCGGATGGCCTCGCGCCTAACGCGGCGGTCAGCCCCGAGGTGCGGCGCATCCTCCGCAACCGCGCCCGCTACGAGGTCGCCAACAACTCCTACGCCAAGGGCATCGTCCTGACGCTGGCGAATGACTGCGTGGGCACCGGCCCTCGCCTCCAAATGCTCACAGGCAGCGCTGACGCCAACCGCCGCATCGAGGACGCGTTCGAGGAGTGGTCGCAGGCGGTGGACCTCGCCGGCAAGCTCCGCACGATGCGGATGGGCCGAGCCGAGAGCGGCGAGGCGTTCGCCATCCTGACCAGCAACCCCGGTGTGACCTCGCCGGTCACGCTCGACCTCAAGCTCATCGAGCCGGACCAGGTGACCAGCCCGCGCATGCGCGTGCCGCGCCCGGGCGAGGTCGATGGGATCGTGTTCGACGCCGCGGGCAACCCCGTCGCGTACCACGTGCTCAGGCGGCACCCGGGCGACTCGATGTTTTGGCGCGACAGCGACCCGCTCGCGTTCGATCTGGTCCCCGCCGCATCTGTCGTCCACTACTTCCGCCCCGATCGGCCCGGTCAGTGGCGCGGCATTCCTGACATCACGCCGGCGCTGCCGCTGTTCGCGCAGCTCCGCCGCTACACGCTGGCGGTCATCGCTGCGGCGGAGACGGCGGCCGACTTCGCGGCGGTGCTTTACACCGAGGCCCCGGCGCACGGCGAGGCCGAGGCGCTCGAGCCCATGGACATGGTCGAACTGGAGAAGCGCCTGGCGACCGTGCTGCCCAGCGGCTGGAAGCTCGGGCAGATCCACGCTGAGCAGCCGGCGACGACCTACGCCGAGTTCAAGAAGGAGATCCTCAACGAGATCGCCCGCTGCCTGAACATGCCGTTCAACGTCGCGGCGGGCAACTCCTCGGGGTACAATTACGCCTCCGGCCGCCTCGACCACCAGACGTACTTCAAGAGCATCCGCGTCGAGCAACACCACCTGCGCGTGGCGGTGCTCGACCGCATCCTTCGCGCCTGGCTCGACGAGGCGGTGCTCGTCGAGGGTCTCCTCCCGCAACCGATGCGCGAGTTCGGCGCGGATGCGACCCACACCTGGTTCTGGGACGGCGTCGAGCACGTGGACCCGGCGAAGGAAGCCAGCGCCCAGGCGACGCGCCTGGCCAATCACACGACAACGCTCGCCGCGGAGTACGCGCGGCAGGGGCGGGACTGGGAAGAGGAACTGCGCCAGCGGGCCAAGGAGTCGGCGCTCATGCGCGAGCTGGGGCTGACGCCCGCGCAGGCGGCACCGGGAGCGCCTCCTGAAGACGACAACGAGGACGACGACGATGCCGAGCAACGCAAGGACGCGGCCGCGCTCGCGGCCTGATAATCAGAACGCACCCTCGTCGCTGCGCCTCACCGCGACGGCGGAGATTGAGGTCGAGGCCGCCGCGGAGGGCGAGCGGGCGCTTCCGCGCTTCCGCATGGTGGCGTACACGGGCGGGGCCATGCGCATCGCCGCCTGGCGCTACCCGGTGGTGATCGACCTCGCAGGGCTCGAGATCCCCTCGCAGGCCCGGCCCATCCGGTTCGGGCACGACCCGGCCGCCGGCGTGGGGCACACCGACGCGATCCGCGTCGAGGGCGGCCAGCTCATTGCCAGCGGCATGATCTCTCGCGACACCGCCGCGGCCAAGGAGGTCGTCGCCTCCTCGAAGAACGGCTTCCCCTGGCAGGCGTCGGTGGGCGCCGGCGTGGACGAGTTCGAGTTCGTTCGCGAGAAGCAGAAGGCGACGGTCAACGGCCGGGAGTTCGAGGGACCCATCAACATCGTGCGCCGGGCAACGCTCGGCGAGATCAGCTTCGTGGACCTCGGCGCCGATGGCGGCACCAGCGCCAGCATCGCGGCGGGGAAGGAGAACGGAGTCATGGACGACAACCAGGCGCCTGTCGAGGGCGCTGAGACCGACGCCGGCACGGACGCCGGCTCCTCCGCCGCGACCCCCACGACCCCGACGGCCCCCACCAGTCCCGCGACGCCGACTCCCGGGGCCAGCGCCGAGGACGTGCGCGCGCAGGCGCTCGCCGAGACCGAGCGCATCGGCGCGATCCGCCGCGTGTGCGCCGGCCGCCACCTCGACATCGAGGCCAAGGCCATCCGCGAGGGCTGGGACGCGCCGCGCTGCGAGCTGGAGGTCCTGCGGGCGAGCCGCCCGAAGGCGCCGGCCATCCACGCCCCCGAGCACACGGCCACGCCGCAGATCCTCGAGGCCGCCTGCCTGCTGACCGCGCGTCTGGTCGGCGTCGAGAAGGCGTTCGACGATCAGACGCTGGAGGCCGCGACCAAGCGATTCCGTGGCGGGATCGGGCTCCAGGAACTCCTGCTCGAGGCCGCGTGGGCCAACGGGTACACGGGCCGCAACTTCCGCGACAGCCGGCAGGTGCTCCGCCACGCGTTCAACCCGCCGATCGAGGCGGGCTTCAGCGCCATCGACATCGGCGGCATCCTCTCCAACGTCGCCAACAAGTTCCTGCTCGAGGGCTTCTTCAGCGTCGAGCGGGCGTGGCGCAGCGTCACGGCGGTCCGCAACGTCAGCGACTTCAAGACCGTCACCAGCTACCGCCTCGTCGGCAAGGACCAGTACGAGTTGGTCGCGCCCGGCGGGGAGCTCAAGCACGGGACGCTGGGGGAAGAGAGCTACACCAACAAGGCCGACACCTACGGCCTGATGCTCTCGATCGACCGGCGGGACATCATCAACGACGACCTGGGCGCCATCACCGCGGTGCCCCGCAAGCTCGGGCGCGGCAGCGGCCTCAAGATCAACGACGTGTTCTGGACGACGTTCCTGAGCAATGCCGCGTTCTTCACCGCGGGCAACAAGAACTTCATCTCGGGCGCCGACACGGCCCTGTCGATCGACGGCCTGACCAAGGCCGAGGTCACCTTCATGGACCAGGTGGACGGCGACGGCAAGCCGGTCGGCGTCATGCCCGCGGTCCTGCTGGTGCCGACGGCGCTCTCGGCGATCGGGACGCAACTCTTCAAGAGCGTCGAGCTGCGGGACACCACCGCGAGCACGAAGTACCCGGTGTCCAACCCGCACCAGGGCAAGTTCCGCGTCGAGGTCAGCCGCTACCTGGGCAACACCGTGTACGCCGGCAGCTCGACCAAGGCGTGGTACCTGTTGGCCGATCCGGGTGATCTGCCGGTCATCGAGGTCGCGTTCCTCAACGGGCAGGAGAGTCCGACGATCGAGACGGCGGAGGCGGACTTCAACAAGCTCGGCGTCCAGATGCGCGGCTACCACGACTTCGGCGTGGCGCTGCAGGACCCGCGGGGCGGCGTGAAGAGCAAGGGCGAGGCGTAAATGCCACCGGCCGGCGGTGGCGAGATCGGGGGCGGCGAGCCCGGCCCCGGCGAGGAGCAGATCATGACGGCAACGTTTATCCACGAAGGGACAACGATGGACTACACGCCTGGCGCGGACGTGTCCGCCGGCGAGGTCGTAGTCCAGGGCGAGCTGGTTGGCGTGGCGGTGCGGGCGATCCCGGCCAACACGCTCGGTGCGCTCTCAGTCCAGGGCGTCTTCGACTTCCCCAAGGCCACCGGCGGCGGGACGGCCATCACCGCCGGCGCCCAGCTGTACTGGGACGACACCAACGACCTCGCCACGACCAGCGACGGGGCGGGCGCGAACAAGGCCATCGGCAAAGTGGTCTTGGACGCGGCGGATGGGGACGCGACGGTGCGCGCGCGCCTGTCGCAGTGACCGAACGAGCACCCACGAGGAGACACCAATGGGCGCACAGCTGATCAGACTCGGGCTCCGCATCAACTACACGGCGCCGAGCGACATCGACTACGGCGACGTGGTCGTTCAGGGCGACCTGGTCGGGATCGCCACGCGAGACATCAAGAGCGGCGAGGTCGGGCGCATCGCGCTGGCTGGCCTCTTCGGGATCGTCAAGGACACGGGCGTGAGCACAGGCATGACCGCCGGCACCAAGGTGTACTGGGACGACACGGCCAAGTTCGCCACCGCCAGCGACGGCGGCGGGCTGAACAAGCTCCTCGGCGTCTCGACGCGAGACGCGCAGGACGACGACCGGTTCGTGCGGGTCCTGATGGGTGGCAACGTGATCGCGGGCGGCGTGGAGGCCTGACCCATGGCGGACCTGCTCGAACAGGGAGCGGCGTTCCTCGATGACCGGCGTCACGAGCATCTGACGCGGACGGTCACCTACGAGCGCGGCGTGGACAGCGTCGACCTGGCCGCGACGGTCGGGCGCACGGTGTTCGAGCAGGCGGACGAGTCGGGGTTCATCCGCAAAGTCGAGTCGCGCGACTTCCTTGTCCGGCGCATCGAGCTCTTTCTCAGCGGCTCGGAGACGCTGCCGAAGGCGGGCGATCGCGTCCGGGAGCCCGACGGCCCGCAGACGCAGGTCTACGAGGTCATGGCGCCCGGCGGGGAGCCGCCCTTCCGGTGGTCGGACCCATACCGCAAGGTGCTCCGCATCCACACCAAGCTCGTCGCCACGGAGGGCGCATGACGGCACAGGCGCCACATCGCAACGGCTCGCGCTGGGCGGGTGTCATCGTGACCATCGCGATCGCGGCGCTGGCATTCACCGTTCAGTGGGGTGTGGTCACGACCAAGCTCGACCACGTCGAGAAGCGGCTCGATGAGCTGATCGTGGAGGCCCGGGCGCTGCGGGGCGAGTACTAGGCGATCGAGCGCCGGGTGTCGTACCTGGAAGGGCGCATGAACGGGAGGGACACGCCGTGAGCACGCTGGTCGCCATCGCCGACGCCGTGACGGCGAGCCTAAACGCGGGCTCGTTCGGGACGCCCTTCACCGCCGAGCGGCTCTACCAGCCCGCCTTCGAGCTGGCGGACCTGGCCGACCTGAAGGTCAGCGTCGTGCCCAAGGGCGTGACCATCGCCACCGCCTCGCGCGACGGATCCTACTTCGACTGCGCGGTGGACGTCGGCATCCAGAAGAAGATCGCCGACGATGCGAAGATCGACGGGCTCGTGGACCTGGCCGAGGAAATCGCGGATCACCTGCGCATGAAGCGGCTGGACGATGTGCCCGAGGCGGTGTGGCTCTCGATCGAGCACGAGCCGGTCGTCGCCGCGGAGCACCTGGAACAGCAGCGGGCGCTGACGAGCATCCTCACCGTCACGTACCGGGTCAGGAGGTAGCAGATGGCGATTCGACTGGGCATGGAGGCCAAGGTCTACCGCAACGACGGCACGTGGGAGACGCCCACGTGGGTCGAGATCACCAATGTCCGCGACGTGACGCTCAACCTCGAGACGGGCGAGGCGGACGTGACGACACGCGCCAACAGCGGCTGGCGTGCCACGGCGGCGACGCTCAAGGAGGCCAGCGTCGAGTTCGAGATGGTCTGGGACACGGAGGACGCCGGCTTCACCGCCATCAAGGACGCCTTCTTCAACGGGACCAACATCGACCTCGCGGTCATGGACGGCGATATCACGCAGACGGGCACGCAAGGCCTTCGCGCCGAGTTCTCAATCACGTCCTTCAGCCGCTCCGAGCCGCTGGAGGAGGCGATCACGGTGAGCGTGACGGCGAAGCCGGCGTACTCGGTCAATACGCCCGAGTGGATGGTCGTGCCCTGAGGAGTCATGGATGAAGACGTTCAAGGACAACGCGGGGCGCGAGTGGACGGTCGAGATCAACGTCGCCGCACTGAAGCGCGTCAAGAGCCTCACGGACGTGGACCTGCTCGGCGTGCTCGACGGCACGCTCGTCGAGCGGCTCATCGGCGATCCGGTGCTGCTGTGCGATGTGGTCTACGCCGTGTGCAAGCCGCAGGCGGAC